ACACCGGAACAAACAGAGTCAATGCTGAGGTGGCAGCTGTCACCTATTCGGCGAAAAAGGAAAATCTTGAAACCAACAGCATATTAAAGGCGGTATTTGGAAAATGATTGAGATTATTGTCAAAAGATTCCTGGAGTCAAAATTGTCCGTCCCGGTCCTCATGGAAAAGCCAACGGATTCACCGATGGAAATGGTGATCCTAGAGCGGACAGGAGGATCCGAAACAAATCACATACCATCAGCGATCATGACAGTCCAGAGCTATGCGGCAACATTGCAGGACGCCGCAGAGCTCAATGAAGAGGTCAAAAGATGGATGCTTGATGGCGTGGATGGTCTGATCACACTGAATGAGATTGCCAAAGTAAATCTGAACAGTGATTACAACTATACAGACACAACGTCCAAAAGATATCGTTATCAGGCAGTTTATGAGATAACACACTATTAAGGAGGAAATGAGATGAGCACAGCAAACACAGCTATGAATGTAACTGCTGGCAAGCCCAATCCTGCTGGAGCTATTTTTTCGGCTCCTGTTGGAACACCATTGCCAACATCAACAGCTGACACACTCAACGCTGCATTTAAGCCATTGGGATATGTTGCTGAGGATGGTCTGACAAACGGAACCAATCTGACAGTCAACAAGATCAAGGCTTGGGGCGGAGACACAGTCCTTGTTATCCAGGCAAGCAAAGAGGATACATTCAAGTATAAACTGATCGAGATCAAGAATGTTGACGTGTGCAAGCATGTTTATGGATCTGACAATGTGACCGGAGATCTGGACACAGGAATCTTCATCAAGGTCAACAATGATGACGTTGAGGAGCAGTCAATTGTCATTGATATGATCCTCAGAGACAACACTGCAAAGAGAATTGTTATCCCTCAGGGTAAAGTCTCAGCAGTAGGCGATATTGTTTATAGTGACGGAGAGGCAGCAGGATATGACACAACTCTTGACTGCACGCCTGACAGTGATGGTAATACTCATTATGAGTACATGAAAAAGACCACACAGCCGTCCGGTTGATAAGGAGTAAAAGCACATGACAAAAATACAAACAAAGAGCGGATTTGTTTGCAATGTGGATGAGAATCGTGCAAGAGATTGGCGGTTTGCAAAGAATCTTGCAAAACTTGACGATACAACCACAATCCTGCAGGGCATGGCTTTTGTCGTGCCTTTTTTATTGGGCGAAGATGGAGAAAAAGCCCTGATGAAACATGTCCAGGACAAAAAAGGTATATATCCAACAGATAAGATTTTAGCTGAATTCAGAGAGATCATGGACCTTTTGGGAGCTGAGACAAAAAAATCAGGATCCTCGCCGGAATGATAGCGCTGGATGAGGATGCACTGATCTGTGATTTTGCTGAGACCTACCACATATATGACATGTATAAATTACCTGTCTTGTATGTTGCTACATTGGCAGCAGGACTCAGAGACAACTCAAGGATCAGAATGAAAGCGAGTGGGCTGAGTGTAGAGGTCAATACTCTGCTCTTGGCTCATATCGCTGACAATACTGCTATCAATGTATGGATGAAAACAAAAGACGCAGAAAAAGGAAGAAATCAGCCAAAGAGAATCGTTGAGGCTTTGACTGAGAAAATAAATCCGTCCAAGAGACTGAAACAGTTTAGGACGGGAGCCGATTTTGACAAAGCATGGAGGGCGCTACATGAGTGCTGAATTGGGAAAAGCATATGTGCAGATAGTTCCATCTGCGCAGGGTATTAGTGGATCAATATCATCAGTCATTGAGCCTGAGGCAACATCAGCCGGACAAAAAGCCGGGATAAATATTGCGGGAGGAATCGGCTCAGCTTTAAAGGGAGCAACATCCCTCCTGGCAGCTGGAACAGCTGCAGTCACGGGAGCTATTGTCAAAGGCTCCTCTGAGGTTGCATCCTATGGCGACAACATTGACAAGATGTCTCAAAAAATGGGACTGACTGCTCAGGCGTATCAGGAATGGGATGCAGTCATGCAGCACTCAGGAACATCCATGGAGGCCATGAAATCCTCTATGAAAACACTTGCAAATGCTGCAGAAGGTGGCAACAAAGCGTTTGAGACCTTAGGGATATCACAGAAAGAAATTGCAAAGATGTCTCAGCAGGATCTCTTTGAGGCCACCATCAAGGGACTCCAGAACGTAGATGATACAACACAGAGGACATATCTTGCAGGTCAGCTCCTGGGCAGAGGTGCCACAGAGCTTGGAGCACTCCTCAACACATCAGCAGCAGACACTCAGGCCATGAGAGACAGAGTCAAAGAGCTGGGCGGAGTCATGTCTGATGATGCTGTTAAGGCAGCAGCTACCTATCAGGACAACATGCAGGACCTCAAGACAGCAATGGGGGGAGTTGGTAGAGAAATGATCAGCCAGCTCTTGCCTAGCATGAACGAAATTATTGCAGGCTTTACATCTCTGATCATTGGGGAAGAGGGTGCAACAGAAAAGTTGAGCAGTGGATTTGGGCAGCTGTTCACAAATTTGGACGGAATCGCCAAAAATATAGTTTCAACAATAACCGGAATGATGCCAAACATCATCAGCGGAATTGCTGAGATATTACCAGAACTTATAAACATGGCGGCAACACTGATCACATCATTGGCGCAGGCCTTTGTTGCGGCAATGCCTGAGCTGTTGACCACAGTCCTTCCTGCTCTTTTAGAGTCAGCAATCAATATTATTGTTGCATTTGGACAGGCATTGATTGAAGCCGCGCCTCAGCTTGTCGAGGCAGGGAAACAACTTTTTGAAATGCTCAAAGAGTCATTCTCAGGATTAGACATGATGGACAAAGGCATGGAAACTGTGCAGGGGGTTATGGATGGAATCACAGAGGCTCTCCCAGGACTGTTGGAGAGTGGTGTGGAAATTATCACGGAGCTTGTCACAGGCATACTCAACAACCTCCCTCAATTGATAGAGACAGCTGGACAGCTTATCACTAATTTTGCCACATTTATCCTCAACAATCTGCCCACAATCCTCTCAGCAGGATCCCAGATGTTGCTCAATCTTGTAAATGGAATTATCAAGAATCTGCCTCAGATTGTGTCCTCTGTTGTGAAAGTAATAGCTCAGTTTATTGCAACAATCGGACAGAATCTGCCAAAGATCCTCCAGGAAGGTTATACCATCATAGGACAATTGGCTGCTGGCCTCATCAAAGCAATTCCTGAGGTGATCAAGTCAATTCCTAAGATTATCAAGTCAATCGTGGACACATTCACAAGCTATAATTGGTTAAAGATTGGCGTGAACATTCTGGAAGGTATCAAAGACGGTATGTTTAATGCTCTCAGCTCAGTAATAAACGCCGCAAAAGAGGCCGCTGAGGGCATCATGAACGGTATCAAAGACTTTTTTGATATAGCATCACCATCCAAGAAAATGATGTGGATAGGTGAAATGATTGACTCAGGACTTGCACATGGTATTGAGGATAATCAGGATGTGATCTCAAATGCCATGGATGACATCAACACAGATTTATCAACTCAGCTCCAGATATCTCCATCATACGGAGAATTGCAGACGTCCGGGAATAAATCCGGTGGAATCGTGGTCAACATGACCATCAATGGAGCAGAGGGACAGGATGTTGAAGCTCTTGCAGAGATAGTCCAGCAAAAACTGATGATTGCAATCGGAAGAAATGAGGCAGTATATGCGTGACGATTTTTTTATTTTTGGAGACATTGACTCCAGACAGTATGGTGTAGGCATATATGGGGACCAGCTTGCAAAAGCGCCGGAGAGGGACCAGGAGCATGTCTCCGTCCCTGGGCGCAATGGTGATCTCATCCTGGACAATGAAAGATATCTCAACATCATAGTCCCATATAAAGCCTATATTATTGATAACTACAATGAAAATGTCAAAGGGCTGAGAAATGCCCTATTATCAAAGCATGGATATCAAAAGCTTGAGGATTCCATCAATCCTGATGAGTATAGGATGGCGCAGGCCATGCCATTTGAGCCCAATGAATATGGAGTGCTAAGAGCTGCAGAGTTTGAGTTGCAGTTTAATTGTAAGCCTCAGCGATTCCTCAAAGCGGGAGACATTCCTATTGAGGTTACAACATCAGCAACTATTTACAGTGAGTATGATCAGCCAGCGCTCCCACTCATCAGAGCATATGGGACCGGATCATTTACAATCGGCGGCGTGACAATTCAGATCACATCAGCCAGCTCCTACACAGATATTGACTGTGAGCTGCAGGAGGCTTATAAAGATTCACTTGCAACAAATTGCAACGGCAACATTGTCCTGACAAATGGCAAATTCCCTCAGCTGGTTAAGGGAAACAATGCAGTTTCTAAGTCAGGCATAACAAAGCTGATCATATATCCAAGGTGGTGGATCTTATGAGACCAATATTATTTTCTAAAACATCAACAACATTCACAACAAACGGCCTGGGGCGCCTTGATGCTATCTCATGCAAAGTTATTGAGGAGCGCAATGGCGCATATGAGCTTGAGATGGAGATTGCTGAGACTGCGGACCATGCGTCCCAGATTGAGGCAGATTCTATCATAGTTGCAAAGCCCTCTCAGGCCGATAGTCTCCAGCCATTCAGAGTCTACAAGCTGACAAAGCCTATCAACGGCAAGTTTACAGTCCTTGCAAGACATATCTCATATGAATTAAATGTGATCACAACAATGCCATTCTCAGTGGCTCAGAGTGCTCAGGCATGTGCAAACACACTTGCAGCATTAAAGAGTAATGCAGTGGGATCCTGTCCATTCAGTTTCTCAACAGATGTCACAACAGCCTCATCATACAAGCAGACCGTCCCCGCATCAATCAGGAGCCGTCTGGGAGGCTCAGAGGGATCAGTCCTCCAGCAGTTTGGTGGAGAGCTTAAATGGGACAATTACAATGTTTATCTATACAGTCATAGAGGAATAATTACACCACAGGTCACTCTCAGATATGGCAAGAACATAATTGATTTTAACCAGGAGGAGAACATTGAGAACACCATCACCGGAATTGTTCCATATTGGACAAATTCTGAGGGCAGTGATCTTGTGACGCTTACAGAAAAGGTGATTGAGGTCACAAATGCCAGCTCATTCCCCTACAAAAAGTCAATTCCCATGGATTTCTCACGGGACTTTGATGAGAAACCTACTCAGGCAGATCTGAAAGCTAAGGCTCAGGCTTACGTCAATACTAATAATATTGGTGTGCCTAAGGTATCAATCAAATTGTCTTTTGTTAATCTCAGCGACACTGTTGATTATAAAGATATTGCAGCATTCCAGACGGTGAGCCTCTGCGATAATGTAAATGTTCAGTTTGAAAAGCTTGGAATCAGCACAACAGCCGAGGTCATCAAGACTGATTATGACGTATTGAAAGAGCGCTACAATTCCATTGAGATAGGCTCCTTGAGGCCCACACTTGCAAGCACAATCTCCGGAGCAATGCAGGAGATTGGAGACATCCAAACAACAACTCAGGAGATGATCAAGACAAACAACACGTCAATAAATACGCTAATCAACACAGCAACAGCATGGCTGACAAGTGCAGACGGATATGTGATTGCAATCAAGGATCCCAACACGGGAGCATGGAAAGAATTGCTATTTGCGGACCATGATGATCCTGATCAGTGGCATTATGTTCTCAGAATCAATCAAAATGGTATTGGATTCAGCTCAAACGGAGGCCAGACATACACACAGGCATGGACGCTTGACGGACATTTAGTTATTGGTGGCACTGATGTTCCTAGTCTCACTGTTTATGATTCACATAATAATGTTATTTTCCAGGCCACAGCAGCGGGAACAATCTGGAACAGCACAAACTCATCCATGAGTGAGGACGGGACAATAACAGTCAAGAACATGATTGTTAATAAAGGCTTTTTGAATGTCATCAATCCAAATTACGAGTCATATTATGATCCCGATCCTGAGCATGTATACGTTGAAGATGGTCGATATCCTAGTTATACAATTCAATACTTGATGCAGCTGGGCAATCATACCTCAGACGTATGTGATTCTGCTGGATTAGTAATCAAGACAAATAAAATAGAAGTATCTCAAGACGGAGAATTCACAACAAAAGATAATACTCCATATGGAACACAGACCAAAAGCGTTTTAGTTGATGGTCATATCAAGGGTTATTCTAACAATAAATCACAGAATCCGCCCAATAGTACTCTATATGATATTTTTGATGTTTATCCTCAAAAGGACACTAATGGGGATGGGATGCAGATTAATGGAAATATAAGAGTAAACGGCAACGTTTATGTTCCTAATGGTAACAGCTGGAATCAGGGCACTACGGATTATATTCAATTTACAGATTTGAACGGTATGGATTACCGGATTGACTTTAAAAATGGAATTTGTACCTATTGCGGAATTGATCTTCAAGTCGAATAAATAAAGGAGGCAAGACATGACATCACAAACACTGCCATTAAATCTCATACCTAAAGGGGTATGTCCAAGATTATATGTCAGTCAGTATGACAAAGGACAGGAGTGGAATTTTGACATATATGCTGGCACTGAGGCATATACAATCCCGTCAGGATCCACAGTAACAATCCAGGGAACAAAACCGGACAAGACAGGATTCCAATACGCATGTTCATTCTCAGGAAACAGAGTCACAGCAACAGAGCAGCAGCAGATGACGATTATTGCTGGAGATGTTCCTACAGAGATCAGGATTGAGAAAAACAATGAGATCATTGCAACACTGAATTTTATCATCGCTGTTGAAAAGGCAGCTCTTGCAGATGACACAGTGATATCTGAGACAGATCTGCCACTCATAGAGGAGGCGATTGAGGTTCTGGGACATGCTGATGAGCTTGTCCAGAGGATTGAGGGAGATGTCACAACATCAGGAAATAATGCATTAAAGGCAGAGGGGTTTGCAGTTGGTCAGCAGAATGGCAGTGATGTTGCAAGCGGATCTCCTTATTATCACAATAGCGCCAAGTATTACAAGGAACAGGCAGCAAACTCAGCATCCACAGCAAGCAACAAGGCAAGTGATGCATCTGGCTCCGCAAGTGCAGCAAGTGGCTCTGCATCCTCTGCATCAACAAATGCATTAAAGGCAGAGGGGTTTGCAGTTGGTCAGCAGAATGGCGGTGATGTTGCAAGCGGATCTCCTTATTATCACAATAGCGCCAAGTATTACAAGGAACAGGCAGCAGACTCAGCATCCACAGCATCAACAAAGGCTGGAGAGGCCGCAGCAAGTGCCCAGGCAGCAGCTCAGAGCGCCGCTCATCTGACCATTGACAGCGCAATGTCAACAACCTCAGAAAATGCGCTCCAGAACAAAGTTATTACTACGACAATTCAAAATTTGTCGAACCAAGTTAGTTCACTTGAAGAAGAAAATGGTTATTATAATTTATGTCCACCACTTACAAATATACTTACGGGAACGGGTATATCTTGGCAATTAAAAGACGATATGTCCTCAGTTGCAAATGGTGCAGCGACAAGTATGAACCAAATTGCAACAGAAATGTTCACGCTTGAAGCAGGCACATATAAAATAAATGGCTTACCTAGTGGCGGTGGAACATCATCTACATTTAAGATGTGGCTTTTAGATTTCTCATCTGGTACAGAAACAGCTTTAGTACAGATGACAAGTACAAGTGATTATACTTTTACTGTTACTGCTGATAACAAATTGGTTTTAAGAGCAGATGTTTACAAAAACTACACCGCTAGTAATCTGAATTTCAAGCCAATGATAAGGAAGTCAGACAGAACAAGCAATACCTATATTCCTTATCGAGCAAAAAATTTAAAGCTTACACAAAAAACAATAGGACTCATTGACAATCAGAATGTTAATGGTGCTGTGAATATGATTTATCCTATTGAGAGTTCTAAAACAGAGGGTGGATTAGTTTACACATTAAATGAAGATAATTCATTAACTATTAGCGGCACTCCAAACGGTGTTAGTGGATTTGCGTACAGAAATAATAATGGAGCTTTCCTTAGAGGTAAAAGTGTTCGATTAAAGATAAATCCATCAACACAATATGCAAATAATAAATGGTATGTTGCTTTCATTTTCAGAGAAACAGAAGGCGGAAGCAATCTGGCAAGATATGACTTAGAACTTGGCGGTAGTAATTACCAAGATGAAAAAGTTGTCACAGTTCCTGCAAATACTAATTATATAATGGTTCAATTTAACTTGAACGGAAGTACAGTTGCACTTAATACCACAGTAAAGCCAATACTTGCCGTTGAAAGTTATGATGGTCCTTATGTTCCTTATAGCGGTAAATCTAATAAGGAATTGACAGAGGATGTGGCAAGTCTTGAAGACAATAAACAACCTAAGTTTATAAGTGCAGGTGATAGTGTTACATCTTGCCGTATAACTTTTACGAGCGGTCATGGTGGTGCGCAGGGAAGTTTAGCATTAGTTGTCGTTGATGGTGGTTTTGTATGCCTCGGATTTTGGTCTAATAAATGGCAAAGGGCATGGGCTAACGTAGGCCAATCCGAAACGGTAACGTCTTCTGATAATGATGCAAACGGAATTACTTTAACATTCAGCACCTCAACAACAGTATATGTACTACCCATATATGACGCCGATGGTTGTGTAATTACAAAAATTACTTAATAAGAAAGTGAGGTAAAACGAAATGCTATATCTGGTAGAAATTTCTTATGCAAACGATAAAGAGAGTGTTGCTATTTATCCCAACGATAACCATCCAGAGTATGCAGATGAAACAGCACTTTGGGCAGAGTTTGAGGATAAGTTAGGAACAGCAATGAACTCAGATGCAATTAAAGCAGAAATGCTTATTGGTTTTGATAGCACAGGAAGAATACTTGAAAGACAAAGTGGAGAAGATAAGAGAAAGGCTATCATTTATCATGTAAAGACAAAGGAAGTTACTGAAACTGTTGATGGAAAAGAGGTAACAAAGATAGTTCCTGCGGCTTCACTTTCTCCAAGGCTTATAACTGTCAAAAATCAGAATGGTACTGAGGTGGCAAATCAGAGTAAAAAAGATTCCACTACTTTGCTTGAAGGTGCATGGCATAAGGCTATGGGTTCAGCTATGGAAGATGCTACTGTTAAAGCACTTTTGTGTATGGGTGTAGCGAATGAATATGTTTCATTTAGTGACTATTGGGCTAGACCTGTTGAACCGCAGGAGCAGGAACAGCCCGAGGAAGTAACAGAATAAGTCGACAAATGACTATTTGTTGAACTAATAAGGTCCCGGATCTTTAAGGAATTGTTTATCTTTAATTAATTGATTCAAGGACCGGAAATGATATCATCAAATCAGTAGAGGTTGACTGCGAATATTTTTACTTCTACCACAAGGGCAAAAGCAATCATTCAGATGAGTGATTGCTTTTTTATTGCGCTGATCCTGATGGATAGCCAGACTATCAAAATGGCGCTTGATGATACAAACACTATCAAGTTGCTATTATATGATAGCAAACTATCAAAACCAAATGAAATGATAATATGACTATCGTTTGATGGGGTAAAAGATAGCAATATTATCAAAAAGACTAAAAATGATAATTACAATATCACACAAGGGGGAGACATGAACGACACACTTCAAATTGTCCTAGCATTATTTGGCGGAGGAGCTGTCACAACACTGATCACATTTTTTGTAAATCGCAAGGACAAAAAAGATGACAAGCTCAGGGAGCTGGAGGAGAAGATCTCAAAAGGATTGGATGAGCGTGAGCTGACAGGCAAAAATCGTTATCTGGAACACAAAGAGGCGATCCTAAACCTCAAGACATCCCATGAGGAGGATTACAAAAATTTGTTCCAGGCATTAGAACAGCTCACATTAAATGTCCAGGCTAATCAGCAGACCATTGAGATCATTGGAGAGGGATTGATGGGAATGATCCACAACACAATCCTCTATACCACAGAGCCACTCATCAAAAGGAATGGAGTAACCTATGAAGAGATTACGACAATCGAAGGTCTATATGGCCCTTATAAGAAGCTTGGCGGCAATGGTGATTGCGAGAGACGTTTTGAGGACATCAAAAAGCTCCCAAGAATTTCCAAAGAAGAAGCAAAGCGAAGAGACGAAGAAATCAAAAAAGCTACCAGCGCTTGATAAATATGTTATTTTTTCATTTTCATGCCTGATCATCTTTACTATCACAATGATTATTGTCCAGACGGTAACAGGCACAACTCAGGACACACTTGTCACATGCTTTTTTTCTGCATTTGGAGGTGAGCTGTTGCTGTGCGCAATGATAAAGAGATTAAAACTCAAGGGGGTACAAGATGACGATTGAATTATTTATGTTTTTGTTCACTGCTGGATCAATGGCTGCATCATTGCTCACTCAGGCAATGAAAA